TTGTACTTGGACATGGAATGCTCCCTTGTCCATTAGGATATGATTAGAGTATTTAATGCCTTTGCTATCATAAGATCCTACATTCACATAACTAGATGTTAGGTAACTGTAATCAATGCCATCAGTGAATTCGTAATACCATGTAGTCCATTCACCAAGGGACACTTCAATGCCGTCTCCTTTCTCAGGTTTTAGAGTAGGGTTAGCAAATGTCCAGTCGTCACCATATCTTTCGTATAAGTTTGGCTTTCTAAAACTGTTAGCTAATGCTACAGTAAATCCTTGTACTGCATAACCTACTCTATAAATGTGTTGATCTTCTTCAAACCTATAACCGAAACCATAATTGTTTACATTCCAGTTAGCATATACTGCTGTGCGATAATCACTAGCGCTACCATAATACTCTCTTGTATTCTGTGCACCTAGGATTAGGCCTGGTCTTACTTCTTTATTAGCATCTACAAAATAGCGAGAACTTTTAGAAGCCCAACCTGTATTGTGAGTTACATCATTCATTGAGTAGCCAGCTGTGAACCAATCATTTCTTATGGAAAGATCTGCCTTAGTTCCTTTTTGTGTGCAGTCATTAGATTTATCCCAACCCATGTAACAAGAGTCATAATCATATTCATACTCCTGTAGAACTGTTACTGATTTCCAGTCACCATACTCTGACTTAGTTTTTAGAGTTACATTCTCAAATTCATCTTCTTCATCGTTGTCTGTTTTAACAGAGCCATTGGAGCCTTTGTATCTAGATAGCTGCCACCAATCTGTTCCTGCTGTTGTATAGAGTAAACCATCTCCTGCTTTAGTAAAGAAACTATTGCCATCAAAGTTATCCTCCATTAGGATAGTTCCTGCCATTGAGGAAGTTCCATATAAAGTACCGTTAGGTCCTGATATCTTTCTAAAGGTTTGGTAGTTAGGAAGTTCTGTTCCAAAGTCATACCAGCCAGAGCTAGGATCGTTTACAGGTATTCCATTTCTATATACAGTTGTATGCTTTACATCTGTGCCGTGCATAGATGCTCCTTGGAATCCACCAACACCGCCGGCTGTGTAGATCTTTGTAGCGTCTAATGCTTCTATTAATGAATTATCGTACTCAGGTTCTGAGTATCCTATTGTGACGTTAGCTCCAACTACTATCACTTCTTCTATGTCTGACGCTAAAAGTTTAACGCTCGTCATTGTTACAAGAAGTATGAGTGCAAAATGCAACACATACTTATACATAAAGTCTTTCATCTTACTCCTGGTGTTAAAGGTTGTTTTTCTTTTCTTGGATTTCTAAACGTCTAGCTTTTGCTAGTTTAGTTAAATCCATTAGAGCTTTACGAGCCCTCGCCGCTGATGCTTTGACATTTTTCAATTCAAAGTTATCAGATTCTGTTGTGTACGTTTCCATTGCGGAAAGTATGTCATCATGTATTGCCATCTTTTTTCTCCTTAGTTTTGTTTTTGTTGGCACGTTTGCTAGCTACGTTACGCAGTTGCAAACGCTTATTAACTTCGGCAGGGTTCATCCATAGATCCTTGCCGTCTATTAAATCTTTTACTTCTTGAGGTTTTAAGAACCCTTTGTAGACTTGGTTAAACAAATGTCTAGCCCACTTATCATCAGCCATAACACCTTGTAATTGTTCACTACCTTTACCCCAATTGCCTGAGCTATAAGTATGGAACATAAAATGACTATGCTCTGAGACTTCTACAACATCAGCACACAAGAATATTAATGTCGCTGCTGACATACACATGCCTTCTACTGAGGCACATATTGTAGCGTTACTGTCTGCCATTGATCTCATCATCTGTATAGCAGTAAATATCTCACCGCCATTAGAGTTAATGTGAATTACAATGCCATCATTTTCTGTGGCTGAACGCATTATCTGGTTCCAATCCTGATACTCTTTAGCGTCACCTATGTTACCTGTTAAGTAAAAGTCATAGACGTTAGCTATTGGTCTTTGATATGCGTTAGTTGGATTCTGTTTTAAGTTGTTTGAATTATTCGATTCGCTCATAATATCTCGTTACCGCCTTTATCTTTTCAATCTGATTATCAATCACTGACGTTCTATTAGGCCAGTGAATGTATTCCTTTTCAGGATTTTTTTGTAAATTGTAAAGTAAAGGGAGGACAAGATCCTCTACATCACGAAGTTTCTTAGAAACATCAGACTCAATTAGTTGTCTGTGTTCGTTGACCATGCCTGAGTTATCTGCATTTAGAATCTTTAACTCTAACTGCTTTAACTTATCCATGACCTCATCATTATTCTGTACTGGAGCTGTCGTAGAGTCGGAAGTATCTTTCGGTACCTCGTCTACTGCTGTAAAGCCAAAATCAAAATCATTTGCCATTCAATTACTCCTTCTTATTATTATTTATAAGTCAGCTATGGTCTTTTGTTGTCTTTGGTATTTCTTAACTTTCTTTTCTAGGCCTTTTAAAGCCCTGTCAAGTTTCATTCTAGATACTCTTTGTGTAAAGTTCATGCCAATCATGTGATCGTATTCGTGTTGTATTACTCTAGCTGTTACACCTTGATAAGTCTCTACCATCTCTTCGCCTTCATCATTCCAATACTTAATTGCAACGTGGGTAGGCCTTTCTACCATTAACCACAAGCCAGGGAAGGATAGACATCCTTCTTTCTCTGAGGTTTTTTCTTCTGAGCATCCTATAATCTCTGGATTAAAGAAAGCTTTCTCAAAAGGTTCTTCCTCGTTACCGTCTCCGATAACAAATACTTTCTTATCTAATCCTACTTGGTTTGCTGATAACCCTACGCCACCTAGCTCTCTCATTTTTTCTAGAAGTTTGCTTACTAGTAGTTCTGCATTTTCCATTTCAAAATTAAAGGGTGTTGGCTCCTTAGCCAACTTCGGGTCTGTAAACGGTATTAGATCTAAAGCGTCGTGTACTGTTGGTTCTGAATCTGTTAGTGTCATTTCTTCCATAATTAATTTCCTACATCTGGTTGTGTATCATTATTTATAATGCCGTCGTATCCCTTGAACCTATAGAAGACTGTGATCTCGTCACCTTTCATTATAGGTCTAATAGCATAAAGAGTTCTATCACCGCCGTCTGTAGTTATAAAACAATTAGGATTATCATTATGATTTATGAAACCTCCTAGTGGCGTTCTTATCCATTCATGTCTGTCTCTACTGTGGACTAGCACATGTGTCTCTCCAAACTTATTCCCTGCTTCAAATTCCATTAAAGCATGTAACCCTAAGCCTTCAATTTTACTTGGGTGTATTGTTAACCCATATGGTAATGGCCTATAAGTCTCCTTCATTTCGTGTAATTCTTTTTTCATATATCCTAGTTGTGTAGTTTCTCAAACTCGGTGTATCCGCCAATGGACTCACCATCTATAAAAATTTGTGGGAATGTTCTAGCATTTGGAACTCTCTCAAAGAGTTCTTCAGCAGTAAAGTCTGCATCTAGCATTTTGTATGTGTACTCTAATCCTTTCTGTTCACATAGTGCCTTAGCTCTATCACAAAAAGTACACCTTGGCTTTCCATATATCTCTATCATTTTCTTTTTCCCAAATATTTTATCGTAATTATCTCTATAAACGCTATCACTTTCTACTCTACGCTTACTACCTTTGCCTCCGTGCCACTTTGTCATTTAGCGATCACGGAAAAATTCTGTCTCTTTTCAAATCTAATAACTGATCTAAACTTATCAAACAATTGGTCACCCTTGTGTGAGATTACAAAGACATTTGTATCATCGCCGATTGTGTTTAACAGTTGCATCACAAACTCTGTACCGTCTACATCTAAACTACTATCAAACACTTCATCTAATAATAGTATGTTAGTACTAGCAGAGTTCTTCATCTTGGCAATAGTCCGCCATGTAAATACTAATGCTAAATCAATCCTTTGTTTCTCACCTTCACTAAAAGATGCATAACTAAATTTGTCTCTGAATCTAGACTTAATTGTTTCCTTAAATGTAGCATCTAATGTAAACTCCACAAAGAAATCCATCGCTGCTAAATACTTGTTTACTAATTTATTTATTATAGGTAAGTATGCTTTTATAATTTTTGTTTTAATTCCGGTATCCTGTAACATAGACTTAGCCACGTCATAGTAATGAGACTGTTCATTAAATTCTGTTCTCTCTTTTGTTTTACCCAATGCGTCCTTAGCTAAATCTTTTAGTTTTGTTTTCTCTTCTGTAATGTTACCTACTTTAGTTTCTGTCTCGTTGAGTTCTAATTGTAGTCTTTGTAGGATTCTTTGTTGGGTAATGACTTCATTGTTCTGTGACATTATTTGTTCGTCTAACTCTTGTACCTTACCTACCAATATTTCTATTTCGCTATACTGCGTATTCAGATCTCGTAGAGCTGTATCAAGTTCAGAGATCTTTTCTTCATCTCTCTGCGTCATTAAATTTTTATGGTCGTGTTCTATACCTTGCTGGCATGTAGGACATTCTTCGTTGTTGTTAAAGAATGCTAACTCTTTTCTGTGGTTGGCAATTTGACTTTCAAATTTGCTTCTGAATTCTTCCAATCGTCTTTTCTTTTCAGTAACAGGACCAACCTCCTGCTTCTCCTTCCCGTATCTGCTTGTCTCTTCCTGAGCCGTCTCGATCGCATTATCAGTCTCCTTAATGTCGTTTAGGATCTGTGTTACTTTAGATGATTTATCATCCTCCAATGTCTTTATATATTGTTCTTGAAGATTAGCTTTCTGCTTTGCTACAGATATGTCACCTTCAATAATTCTAACCTTATTATCTAAGTCTGTTAGTTTGTTCTTAAGCACTTGGTTCATGCTTGTAAATATGCTTATGTCCAATATGTCCTCAATAATCTCACGTCTAGCACCTAGATGTAATTGCATGAAGGGAGTGAATGAGGCACTCCCTAACATGACTATCTGTGTAAACGACTTGTAATTGAGTTTTAAGATGGACTCCTCCAGGTATTTCTGAAAGTCTCTGATGTTAGCATTCTTATCTAGCTTATCACCGTTAACTTCTATTTCAAATATTTTAGGTATCTCTCCACGTCTAATGAGATAGTTCTTACTACCTATACTAAATTCTATTTCTACTAATAGTTTCTTTTTATTAATAGAGTTAATTAATTGTGGCTTTGCAACATTTCTAAATGGCTTATTAAATAAAGCAAATGTTAAAGCGTCTAACAATGTAGACTTGCCACTACCATTCTGTCCTACGATTAATGTACTAGGAGAATGGTCAAACTTTATTGTTGTCCAAGCATTGCCTGTGGATAAAAAATTCTTCCATCTTATTTCTGTAAAGTTAATCATAAGGTATCTTGTGCTTCAATATATAAGGTTTGCAATAAGTTCTTAATTCGTTGTTTGTCTAAGTCTGTTTCTACTACATCAACATACTCTTTTAAGAGTGTCATTGTGTCTTCTAAATCTATATCCTCACCCAACGCTTCGTCTTCAAACTCTGAGAAGTCTTCTATAATTTTAAGATCAATTAGGTTACAAGTGTATAGCTTGTCTACAAAATGATCAAAGCGTGAGAAGTCTATCTTCTTAGTAACAATTAGCTTAACATTACCACCAACAATACTAGTAAAATCGAAGTTCCCAATATCATTGACTCCCTCGAAATGGGAATCATCGTAATAAATTTTGTGGAAGATTCTATTCGGGTTGTTGATATATTCCAAATCTCTTTTAACTGTGTCGTAAATGGCAAAACCACGTGGGTCGTTGTAGTCAGACCAAGTAATTTCATAAGGGTTTCCCATATATGTAACATTCCCTCTGCTATGGCGATGATGAAAATGGCCACTAACCACAAGGTCAAAAGCACGAAAAGCGTCAGAATCCATACCATGAAGGTTAGGCATTCCAGGCAAAAGAAAGTAACCTGCGAACTCGAAATGTCCGAAGCAAGTCTTTGCATCTGATTCTTTAATTTTGGCCATAGTCCTATCATAATTTTCTCCACATATCCAAGGAAGGAATAGTACCTTCTCTCTGTCTAACATTATTTCCGTTGGCTCTTGGTATAATGTTATGTTATTATATTCTCCTAACAATAAGTCAGGGCTGTTGACATCATTTGTATTTTTAAAATAGGTATCATGATTACCAGGAATCATGTGGATGTCTATACCTAAGTCTTGTGCCTTCTGAAAGAAGTATTTTTTACAAGACTGTAGCGTATTAAAATTAATATACTTTCGTCTATCAAATATGTCTCCTAAGTGGCATATAGTTTTAATATCATGTTCGACTAAGTAAGGAAAGAATGTTTCATCATAAAACTTAGCAAAGTAAGCATCGAATGCTATACTATCTGAACGTGCACCAAAGTGCGTATCTGTTACAAGAGCAACTCGCATAGGTTACCCTTCGTATATCGCGCTGTTAGCTCCGTGTTCCCTAACCTCGCAGCTAACGGCAAAACATCTATCATTAGATTGTTCCCTTACCAAGTTGTCTGCGAAATGAAATGCTTGTTCTGCAAATTTCTCACAACCAACTCCATTCATTACTCTTACTTCTGATAGACCTTTTTGTTCTATCTCTAAGAAGTACGGTAACGATTTGTCATCTTTTGCTACTGCGTGTTTGTGATCAAAAGAATCTTTTAACCATGCTTTAAGTTCCTTTAAGTTACCAAAGTCTACTACCCAGTTCTTTTCATCAAGTGTATGACACCCGAATTTAAAACTAAAAGACAAAGCATATCCGTGTAGTAAACTACAATGACTGCCTACTGCTAGTGGTTGCCTAAACATACATGACAGACCTTCTTCGTGTCCGTATGTTTTAGTTGAATAATATTTAAACTCTCTCATTTCATTAACTCCTGATATAAGTTTGTAGCTGTAAAGTACTGCGTCTCTAAAGCGTCTCGGTTACTAATAATGGCAGCTTGTATTTCTGGTGCTGTAAAGTTGTCCATCAATGTTCTAATCTTTCCTAACAATATACTCTTGTTCTCATTGTAAAGATCTTTGTTCTCTGTGAAGTGGGAAGGATACTTAAATATATCCTCATACATTTCCATATAAGATAATCTATTAGGAACAAGAGGCATACCACCTGCTCTTAGTATCTCATAACAGCTAATGCCTAATGTCTCTTGGTTGTTTGCTGAGAAAACCATTTTAGATTGTTCTAATAGTTTATTGTATTCTGTCTTTGTAAGATTATAATCATTACAATTAATAAATTCGTATTGAGGAAGTTCCTTTTTCAAATCTAAAAATATATCTAATTGTTTCTCAGGTGCATTCCTGTGAGGGAATAATATAATGTCTTCTTTTTGTAATGTAGGAGTTAAATGTGTATTCAAGTACTCCATAGGCCAGCCAGTTCTTACAATTTTACTTCTTAGATACTCTTCATCTTCTGCTGTGAACATAACACTAGCAAACATTCCTATATGGAACTGACTAGCAAAATAGTTCTTATCAAAAGCATCAAACATTGCATACTCTGTATGCCTAACCCACCTCTTATCTCCAATTAATCTACCTAGGAAATCGTGTGCGTCGTAACTGCCTGCGTGCCATAGTCCATGTACTGTAACATCAACACCTAATAACTCTGTCATATATTTTAATTGTAATACGCCAGGGTGCCAAGCATCTGCAAAGACAAAGTGATCTCCATCTTTAACGTCTCCATTCTGGAAATGCTGTGCAATAATTTTAACTTGTTCTGCTTTGTATATGTTTGTGCCACCAAAGTCTAAGAAGGCACCGGGTGTTACTACATTAGCAATGTCTGCTGGTCCTTCTATTACTGTAATGTCTTGGCCTGTTCTGTCTGCTATTTGCTGAGGGAAACAATCTTTCCATTGGGCAGTATATCTTGTTTCAACATATTCTAAATCAACTAAATAAATCATTTTCTATTATACCCCCATTCTCATTATCCTCATATACTTCAACTCTAACAGCTCTGTTAGGATACTTCTCTTCTATATAATTTATAAGAGATTCACCTATCATTTCACAAGACTGGTGGTCTAATTTAATTACACCTTGATCAAAAGTTCTTTCTAGTTCACGCTTAAATTGTATAAACTCTACGTCTCTATCATTATGAGTAACACCTAGTGTTACATAGAAATGGAACATGTGTCTGTGAGGGTGACCTAAAAAACTTACATCGTCCCAATCGCCTGTAGCGTATTTAGGATTTGTATCTGCTCCAGGGAAGAAGTGTACTCCTTCTTTCTGAAAGCTTACTTTTATGAAGCGTTTGCGTTTAGCCATTGAGGTACCTCTCTGTTTGTATATTTAGCAAAGTCAATTTTGTATTTGTTGTAATACCTACGATAAGAGTTGACTACACTCTTACCTTTTACATCGTCTGGCATTGCCAACGGTAATCCTTTTACATCTGCCTCACTAGCAAATGGAATATTTTTAGGTGCGTACTTCAAAAGATGTTCTAATTTTTCTTGTGTTAAGTGAGTACGCCCATACCTGTGAGTATATTCTTTAGATAGTTTATACCATAGATCATATAGATAATTATAATTGGCAGAGCTACTTCTAACCCAGATACCATCTGGGTGGTTAACATGGCTTGCCTTATATAATGTAGATTCCATATTGTTATTACTATGTCTCCATCGCTTGATAGCTCTACCGTTTTTTGTTTTGTCTCCATATAAATCTCCGTCTAATACTCTATGTGCTGTAGACATTAGTTGTGCGTATTCAATTACCATTTTAACAACATGCTTATCACAATGTTGTTCTGCACATAACAATGGGTTCTCATTTAATAAAAAAATGTTCATACAAATAAATCCTCTAAACTACTAGGTGCCTCCGTACCAACAGCCATGCTCTTCATACTGCCACCTAAATACTGGTTATTTTCCCAGGCATCGTATTCTTCACGATTAGTTACATTATAGAGGTTCCTGAACTGTCCGTCAAGTTTCATCTTACCCGTAAACTTCAATAAGGTTTCCTTGTCATTCATCATAGTTTCTAGATGAGCCATGAAGTTTCTAATGGACATAAGGATAAATGCTGTTCTAACATAGATCCACTTGTTTAGATTGCCGTATTTCTCTTTAGCCTTCAGACTAGGTGTGTTCATTATAGTATGAAATTCGTCTAGATCTACGCCTAATTGTACTGTTTCCTGCACGTTATCGTACATTTCACGATACAAATTGGACATTTTTCTACTGAACTTAGTTGTGCCTTGTCCCATGTAGTATAAACCTGTCTCAACCGCCCTGCTGTGTGTAGTAGAGTCATAAGAGATGTCTACGTTGTCGTATAAACCGTTCTGACAAAAGACTAGATAAGGAATGATACGTCTAATACTTCCTACACCTAGAATATGTAAGTTCATTCTTTCTTGTGGCCATACTTTAGCAATCTCACTAGCAATAAATGCTCGTTTAACATCTTCAAGTGGTCCTGTGCCTAGAGCTGCTGCTCCCATTGCCACGCCACCAATCCTGCTATGCCATTCTTTAGGAACTTCTTCCATTAGACATTCATACCATCTAAGGTATGTATCAATACAGTTACCCTGTAAGATAATAAAAGGTTTACATGTACTATTGTTCTTTTCAAATATTTCTAATTGTCTTTTAACATTTTGTCCTGTCTTACGAGCCAGTGCTTCATAGTTCTCTTCGTCAAAGAACCTAGCCTTTGTATCGTTCCTATCTGACTTACCGCTTGTAAGTATAACTGGTATCTCATCAAAGCACATGCCAACGTCTGCCCACTTGGCTTGGTTCTCATATACTTTATCTTTTAATTCATCTGTAATAGTCATACCCTGTGTAACAATCTGCAAACCACCTGAGTCTGCGTGTATCTCATTTACTTTCTTTTTATATACTGAGAATCTATCACCAAAGCTGGACTCTGTATGTGCGTTGTAAAGCATAGAAAACTTATGACTATGTACATCAGTTACTAATTTCTCTATTAGCATATTAATAATGCCAGAATTAGTTTCGTCTTTAGCTATACTAGGATTACTAAACCTCATATAACTAGTGCCTGAAACTACATAATCTAATTTTCTATTCTCTATCATGATTTTAATATCTCAATTAATACTTTCGCCTCTGCCGTAGCATCATCTAACGCATTGTGATTGTTTGCCTTAGGTAATCTTTTATCTAAGACATTCATTAATGTTCTCAAACAAGCAATGTCCCAGAACTTCCAAGGGATTTCCATTTCCATAGCTCGTAAAGCACTCTCTAAAATTACTATATCAAAGTTGGCACCGTAACCCCATATAGGAATAGACTTGGTGCCGTACCACAGTACAAATTTATCTAGTGCTTCTTGTAATGGAGCAGGGTTTACTTGCCAAGCTTCTTGTGCTTCTTTACTTTGTTCACCCCACCATTTAATTGTGTCAGGATCTATATCTAGGCCTGCCTCTTTGCAAGTTCTACCGTCTACATTAATATAAAAGGTATCTGTAATTTCCATATCTTCTATAAGTACTGCACCAATAGATACGATACACGCATTAGGTTTAATGCTTAATGTTTCTAAGTCGACGACTATTTGTTTAGATGTGTCCATTGCCTATTTCCTGTAATTTAATATTGTCCATAAATTCTTGTTTCAGATTTATGTTAGTTTTCAACTCACCCTTAACAACCGTTGTCTGTGTAGAACTATTACTTGCCATTATGCCTCTGTTCTCACAACAACCATGTCTTGCTTTAATGTAAACTGCTACACCCTTACTCTTTGTAAGTTTTTGTATTCTTGTGGCTATCATTTCTGTTAGCTCTTCTTGTAGATGCCCACGATTAGATAAATGCTGTGCAACTCTTGTGTACTTAGACAAGCCTATTACTTCGTCACCTGGGAGGCAACCTATGTAACATACACCACTCACTGGTTGGTGGTGGTGAGAGCACATACTTTTAATGTCTGCTCGTACTACAATTAATTGATCGTACTGTCCGTCATTAGGGAAAGATGTTATCCTAGGATCAGGTAAATATCTACCACCCATAATTTCGTTAACATACATCTTTGCCAAACGATGTGCTGTGCCCATACTATTAGGGTCGTTCTTTGTATCAATAATAAGACTTTGTAATACTTGTTCAAAGGCTACTTCTAGTTCTTCAATTAGTTCTGCAGTCTCTCCTGGCTGTATGTACTTAGAAATATTATCTGAGGCATAAAATTTCTTGCCATCTATTTCTAGTCTCTGTTTTATTTTATCACTTATTCTCATTTTATTCTGTCTCCCATGGAAAAACTAACCATTGTGTGTTATTATATAACCGTTCGCCTTCAAAGTCAAGATGCAAGTTACCCTTTTTGGAGTAACAAACAGCCCATTGACTATCTGGTACGACACCCCTTATTTGTTGTACTGTTAATCCGCTATCACAAATATCATCTACAAATAGGATATCGTCTTGATCCTCATATTTGCTAGATAATAGCTGTAGTGTATCTTTAAAGTTGCCGTCTCTTGTTTGCCATTGTAATGGTTCAAAAGGCACGTTTAATCTTTGGGATAACATTACTCCAGGTATTAAGCCACCTCGACTTATGCCTATAATTTTTTGTAGTGGTTTAGACTCTCTTGACATTTCAATACTAATTGTTAATTGATCTACAATCCTTTCTATGTCGTCCCACCCTATATAAAGTTTATCTAAACTTGCTGTGTTCATAGTTTCACCGCCAATAAAAATAGTATTAACAGTTGGATAAAGATAACAAGCATCATCTCTACTGCTAGTATTGTATGATACCATATCCATCTAGTTTTATAAGCATTATCAATACTTAAATCATCTGGATCAGGTTCTTTCCAAGTGTCTACATCTTTGCTAGGTGTCTGTCCCCATAATGTTTCTTTTATATTATTCCAACCGTATTTCATATTATGTTCCCCATGCGTTTCCAAAAAGGTCTATGTGTAATCTAGGACTAAATTTATATCCTGTCTGCATACACGCCTCTGCTACGCCTTTAGCTGTTAGAGTTTGTTGTTCTAATGTTGCGCCTTCTGGCATACAATATACAGCATCTATCTGTACACCGCTTTTCTGGTAGGTAAGATAAAATTTATCCACCTCTCCAAAGTCATCTATATCTCTAACAACGAATTTATTATAAAGATAACTATTGTAAACTTGGTTCATTGTAACAAGAGCATCGGGTATCAATGCCTCTTCGTTTTTCTCACCACTAAGACTTAGTTTAGGAGATGTACTCCATGTTACATGTATTCTCTGATGATTAGCATTGAAGAAGTTTACTAGTTCTGGCTTCACTGATTGTGTGCCATTAGTTTCAAAGGTAACATTTTGTAATCCATTAAACATTAGCATTTCTATTAACTCAGGCCATACCTTTTGCCAACCTAGTAACGGTTCGCCACCTGTAATCACTAAATGTATATCTTCTTTCTCATCAAACTTGCCATTAGGAAGTAAACTTATTATGTGTTCGTATACTTCTTCTACAGACTTTGTCATTTGTAAATGTTTATATTTCATAGCCCAACTAGCAGAACTATCACACCCAACAGGTGTCACTGGAAGTTCTGAAATGTCTTTGTATGCCTCGGGGTGGTTTTTATCGCCTTTAGGATCTAACATATAAGGCATCTGATCTGTTGCTATGTAGTTGCCTTTAGGTTGTCCAAAACCAGCGCATTCAAAGTTACAGCCAAATGTTCTAAGGAATACACTAGGTACTCCTACGAATCTACCCTCACCTTGTATGCTATAAAATGCTTCGCTGTATCTAAGTTTCATAATATGGTATTATATATAAGTCCGAACCAGTAATCAACCTTTATTTACTACTTTTGGTTGACCGTTAACGACTCTATACTTCCTTCTTCTGCTTCTGTTTTAAGTAATGCTTCCGCTGCCTCAGCTGCTTCCCTAGCTTTAATTTTTTCATCTAGGTATTTAGGTCTACGTTTTGGCATCTTCTTGCCTTCGTTTTCCTTATCAGATCTGGCATTGTCTGCTTCAGATTGTTCAATGATATTTCTCATGTAACTTAGATACTCGTTTGTATGAGTCTCGCCATCACTTTGTTCTAGTATTTGTTCTATATCTAGACTCTTAATATATTTAAACTTAGTTTCCATCTGACGTTTCTCTTTTTGGATTCGTCTAATGAAAGCGTAGTATGTGATTTGTGTAAAGTATGCAAAAGGATTAGATGATTTTTCTGGATTAAAATTATCCATATATGTTAGACAGTTTTCAATACCGTCTAGTATCATCTCATCTCTAAATGTATAATTTACAAAATTAGATTTATATGCTAGGTGATTTGCTATTTTAACAAAGCATTCTCCTATATAATTTGTTACTCTGGGTTTGGGTTCTCCAGATTCTTCTGCTTCAATTCTTTCTTCCCGGTAAGCGCTAATCTTAACAAGGAACTCCTTGTTGTCAATGTAGTGTGCTGAATTTGGGTCTCTTCTCTTCGCCATAATATACTCCTTAATGTATTTGTTTTTTAATCACTGCCTCTGCTAATTCAGTTAGCGTTTCAATGTCTAAATCTTGTTGTGTCTCTTCATCCATACTGTCTAATGAAAAGTCTTCTCTGTCTGCTCTATATAAGTCGCCTTCCCAGCGCCTATCTTCTTTGTATATAGCCTCTACCATTCTTTCGTAGCCTGCTACAAAGTTCTCGTCTAATAATCCTATTGTTATTATATTTAATTTCTCCACTATGAATACTGATTCTTGTGCTATTGCTATCCAAGGCCTGAGACTTACTTGCTCTCCCATAAAACCTTCATTAGGACGAATAGTAGATACTAATTCTATTGGGTGTTCTATTTCTACAGAGTCGTCTCCATAGTATAGTTTACCTACGACTGTAGAGCCGTCCATTAATTTAATTATACTTACTTCTGGTTGTTCAGACATCTATTTTAACAAGTTTATAATCGAAACCTTCTTCGTTATAAATCTTGATCCTCTCTATTAAATGGTTCATGGTGTAATTCTTTTTAGACTTCCACGTTAAATCATCACCAATATCAAAAAGATTACAAGTAACTTTATCGTCTCCTTTTCTTAAACCTCTCCCTATACTTTGTAAGTTTCTTATTCTACTCTTACTAGGAGATGCGAAAACAATATTATGTAGGTTCCTTATATTTATACCAGTGGAAAACGTGCCGTATGAGGCAACAATAATAGCGTCATGTTCTTTTTCAGTTAACGCTCTAATGTCTTCTCTTGTTTCTGTATCTGTGCCTCCAAATACAAAGAATACTTTCCTTCCTTTACATGCTTCCTTAAGAAGCTGAAATAATATCTTACCTTGTTTCTCTACGAACTGAAATAACACTAGAGTATTGCCGTCTTGTGCCATAGTAAGATTCTTAATTAAATTGTTACGCTTAGGGTTAGTTACTATCCAATCTATTTCTTCTTGGTATGTCATACCCTTGTTAGCTTTCCTTACTTCGTCTGTATAGTTAAGCATACAGCATACAATTTTTAAGTTTGCTAATTGTTTATCGTCCATTAGCTTTTTAGTAGTTGTAACCTTGTGTACTTGTCCGAAGGTTCCTTCTAGTACTAGTCTGTGTGTCTTAGTGCCATCTAGAGTACCCGTAGTACCTATTCTAAAAGGTGTGTTAACACACTTGTTCATAAGAGTTGTAAGCGATTTAGCTTTAAATAGATGTGCTTCGTCTCCGTAGAACACATCAAACTCTGCGAACCAACTCTTAGGATACTTGTATATAGACTGCCATGTACTAATAGTTATTGACGCTTCGTTGTGTTTTTCTTTACCACCATATATTTTGTGGCAGTTCTCTTGTACCTTCCAGCCATTAGCTGATGAATAGTCTGCAAAGTCTCCGTACATTTGTTCTACCAATGATGTAGTAGGTACAATTATTAACTGCTTCCTACCTTTCAGTTGGTGATAGCGTATAAGAGAATAAATAATGAGAGACTTGCCACTAGCGGTGGGTGAGAGAAGAAGTGTCCTACCTTCTTTAATAGAATGCTTAACTGCATCTTGCTGATAATCTCTAATTTGTATATCTTTACCATTGGATTGTAACCTCAGTTCTTCTGTAAATCGTTTAACGTCTATTTCCTCACCAACACTAGGTACGTCTACTTCTAATTCATACTCTAACGTCTGAGCAAACTCTTCTAGGTAAGGAAGTAAACCAACATATAATTCTTTGGTGTACATACTGTACAGTCTAGCCTTACCGTCCCACATTTTGTTTCTATATAGTGGCATAAACTTAGCACCTGGTACATCGAATGTAAAGAAATCACATATCTCTTGATCCGTGCTTAAGTCTGTATCTATTCTAAGATAAACTTCGTCCTTTTTAGTTATCCTTATCAACTTTTTTTGCTCCTAGATACCGGCCAAATATTTTCCACTATAAGAGACCATTGCTAAACTTAGTCCATTCAATAGCGTTTTTTATATCAAAAGATCTATTATTAATCGACTTCATAACACTCTCACATAGGGTAAAACAGGTGTTTACATACTCCAATTTGTCGGTTAATCTGATGATGTCATCGTCTGTGTCTAAGAACTCGTTCATCTGATTGTTAAGAGGTGCATTGCCTAAGTACTGTTCCCAGCCTAAATCGTTTAATTCTTTTTGGTCCAGTTCTCCACGGTAAAACTTCCATTTCAACCGTCTCATCTTCTGCATATCACTCTGTGCCTTTCTACATTGTAATCTATATGTAGTTAACAGGTTGAGGTACTTGGAATGGAGTTCTGGAATTCGGGTGGACTCTTGACCCAGGTTAAGTTCATCAACCTTACAGTCTATCTGCCACATGTTTTGTAGTTCTTCTAGAGTTATCATAATATATGTATTATACGACCTTAACTAGTAATAGTCAAGATGTAATTGTACCTTTTGGTTAAACTGTTGTGTTAATTATGTAGTCTTTGTACCGAAACATTGCTACACCAACCATGTAGTCTGTTTGGCCTGAGGATATTTCAAAATCCAACCCTTGTAAACTAACCGGGAAGGCATCTCTAAATTTAAATTCTGTTTGAACATTGTTGTTCGAGTCTAATAGAAACAATGATGCGTCTGAAAATTGTCCTAGTGATGCTTGTTTTGTTTGATCTATATCAGGGAATCTGTAGTCCTGAGTTTTGCCATAAGCTGCGTATTGTTTATGATTTTCTGGGAAGCCTAAACCAACCATCCAATCATATAGTTCTTGGTAGTTTTTCATATCCTCTTGTATGAGGAACCTTATCATTAGCGTACCAAACTCTAATTTGTCGCCTGGGTGTTGTATGTCTACTAAAGGTGTTGGTTGTACTGCTGGTGGCAAGTTAAGTTCTGGTATGTTAGCTGCTTGGCAGAAATAACTTACATTAGGTATGTTATGTATCTGAAACTTAAACGCATTAGGGCGTAAGTAATCTAGTTCATTGGGGTTGTTGTTACTCCAACCTGCATCTGTAACTGTTGTTATATTAGTTGTTGTCATGCCTTGTCCTTTTTAAAATCCTACTGATACACCACAACCACATGAGGATTGCTCTTGTGGATTGATGAATTCAAACCCTTCGTTAAGTCCTTCGACTTTCCAGGATATAACTGTGCCATCTAAGTACATCTCAGACAATGGGCATAGCCATAGTGTAAACTTTCCGAAATCAATTGGTATATCTTCAGCTTCGCCGTTGTCTGCATAGTTAAACTCATATGAGAAACCTGCACACCCTCCGCCTAGTAAAGAAAACCTTACACCCTTAGCGCCTTTCTTCTCGACCTTATTAATTACTTCTTGTAAAGCCGTATCTGTAAAATCTATCCCCGTAGGTCTAGAAGTGGCGATCATTTGTGGGTTATATTGTTCCGCTTGACTCAATGTCCTGGTCTCCGTTTTGTTTTTCTGGGATCACATAATTAAGACCGCCGTCATCAATGTCAGGGCCTCCGTTATGTTGTCTTCGTGCTTTCTTTTCGTCCCAATGTGTTAATGCTTTTTTAATACTATCTTCTGCTAATACAGAACAATGTAATTTAATAGGCGGTAACTCTAGTGCGTCTGCTATGTCTTTATCTTTAATAAGCAGAGCTTCCGCCATTGTTAATCCCTTTAACATTTCAACAAACATTGTAGAACTAGCAATAGCTGAACCACAACCGTAAGTTTTGAATTTAACATCTTCTATAATGTCTGTATCGGGATTTACCTTTAGATCTAGTTTCATAACGTCACCACATGCTGGTGCTCCAGCCATACCTGTAGCTACATTTGGGTCTTTAGGATCGAACCTACCTACGCCATGTGCTTTTGGGTTATCTAAAACATCTTGAAATCTCTTTACTACTTTATCTGAATATGCCATTTCTCTTTCCTCTTGTATAGTATTTATAATACTTTATTGTTAACCATAAGTCAAATAGGACAATACCAGAACTTATAAATAGTTATGTACCATTAAGGTACGTCATACACACACACAGGAGAATAAAATGACAAACAAATCAGGGTTCGAGATCCGAGCCGAATTGCTTAGTCAAGCACAAAGTATAGTAGAACAAAACCGTAATATGTCTGTAGACAGATATCACAATGATGTTCAAAGAGCACAGGATGCAAAGGATATTCCTTATCCTGAGTTCCCTATACTAAAACCATTGACAGCCGAAGAGGTTATTAATGTAGCTGCTAAACTCAACGAGTTTGTAACAGCACAATAGGCAAAGAGGGCTACGAAAGTAGCCCTTTTTTATATCTAATCCTTTGGTAAGTCGGGTATGTCTTCACGATAATCTGTGTAGTAATCCCAACATAACTTCCTACTTTCAAACTCTTCACTCTGTACTGCTGCCTTACAATAGGCATTAATTTCTACATTCCCTGGTTCAAATATAAACAGGGTCAAAAGAAAAGCTGTTACTAATACTATATCCATTATACTTCCTTATTTGTTCGAGTCAAAAAAACGGGCTACTCGAAAGTAGCCCATTTAATTCTATTCCTAGAAACCTAAATTACATTAAGTTTGTGACTTTAACACTTCTGTAATACTGGTTACGGTCAGCTGTGAATGTATCACCGTCTGTTGTACCGTCACTCTGCATTACGAATGGGTTAGCTATCATTCCGTATCGAGTTTTAAATCCGATTTTTGGTTGGAATGTAGCAGGGTCAATTGCTCTTACCATCTGTAATGGAACGTAAGGGCAGTAGAAAAGACCTGCGTCATAAGGGCTTGTGCCTTTATAACCAGCAACATAGAACTGACTAGCAGATCCAGTGTTAGCTGAGTAAGGGTCGATATATACTTTATAACGTCCGTTAAGGATACCTGCGAAGGTATTACCTGTGTCATCTACATTTAAGTTAGTTGACAACGCTGGAGCGTAATCCAAGATACCAGCCATTGCTAGAGCACTTGCTACATCTGATGAACAGATGATAAAGTTACCCTTGCCACGTCTTGTGTCTTGTGCAATTACGTTTGCGTCACGTTCGATATTGAATAAAAGACCTTTAAATCTTTCTACGGACCATCTTCCGTTACTGTCGACATCTAAGTCGAATGTTCCGGCAGTAGCTGTGCTGGCAGAACCAGTTTTTGCTACTTTGTAGATAGTTCTAATAACTTCACGATTAATTTCTGCAAGAATTTCTTGAGAAAGAATATTAGAAAGTTCAGATTCTGCATCTAGACCATGAACAGCTTTCAAATCTTGAGCTAGCTCTACGGTGTACTGAGCTTTTAACGCTCTGGACTTAGCCGTAACAGTAGTCTTCTCGATTGAGAATGCCATTTCATTTAGTGTAGTTGAGTCTCCAAAACCTTCTGCTGTGGATGTGGATACAGGTGTTCCCGTGGTGTAAGAACCGTCTACTGGATTAGATCCAGCGTGTGTTCCTGCGCCTGAGAAGTCAGTGTCTGCTTCGTTGAATAAAGCTTCAGTTCCAGCTTGTGTGCTGTAATGAGACTTCATTGCGAATATAAGACCAGTTGGTCCAGACATTGGTTGTACGCCACAAACATCGTAAGCCATAAGGTTTGGTAAAGCACGTCTAACTAGTGAGATCAATATTGGATCGTAGTTGTCGACGCCTGAACCAGTTTGGTTTGCGTGTGTAGCCTCGAAAAGAGCAGCTTTTTCCTCGCGGAGTGCTTTCTCTTGGTTTTCTAGGACTACTGTGGTTACAGCTCTCTTATAAGGATCCGAAATCTCTGTGAGTTCTGGATGCTCGAGTACTGGTTGCCACTTTTTCTGTAGTTCTTCTGAAAGATACATCAGTTTCTCCTTGTTTTTACTTTGTTATGTTTTATAACCTAATTATTTATAAAATTGTTAATTTATAACCTTAACTTCCAAACTTCTTGCTTTGAGTTATGCCTTGTACATATCTACTCATTACAGAGTTGTCGGTTAAAGTTCCTTGATCAACGCTATCTTCTAGCTTATCACTATCATCAGCTCTCGCTTTAGGAAAGTAATTTTCCTTGATAACATTAAGTTTGCTAGTATACATCGCTTCGTTGTCGTATGTTATGTCTTCAACTAATGATGCAAACTTTTCAACTTCTGTTTCAGCTAGATCGTCAACCACGGAACGGAAAACTTTTTCCTTTTGTAGTTGTTCTCTATCTTCGCTGAGTCCGACGGACTTACCAATCTCTTCGTCTAACTTAGATTTTAGTTCGTCTATCTCTTGCTGTTGAGAATTTAGTACATCGAATTTTTCCTCAGGGACACTAATATAGTGTTCTGTGAATACTTGCTGTAAGCCTTTAATAAAGCTTTCAGTAATTTCGTTGCGTAAACCGCCCTCAATAGCCAGCTCGTTTTCTGACATCCACTGTTCTGTCACGTAGGACAGATACTTGTCGATGTTTTCTACAAGTTTCTCTTTCGCTTCGTCAAAAGCTTTGTTAGCTTCCTCAACAAGTTCTTCTTCAATAGAAGCTACTTGTTCATTGACTCGCGACACAACCACTGCTTCAAATAGTGAAGCTGCTTGTGTTTTAAATTCTTCTGAAAGATGCTCTTCGTCTTCAAATAAGCTTGCAATGTCTGCTTCGAATAATGTTTCTTCTGCTGAGTCTTCTTCAGATGTTGTTGCTTCTTCTTCTGCAATAACTTCATCGTTGCCATCAACATATTCTACTTCTTCGCCTTCGACTTCTTCTCCCTCAACAATATCGTCTTCAGTTTCAGAAACTGGTGTTTCTTCTAGTACTTCGTCTTCAGTCTCTTCGACTTCTTCCTGATGTACATTACCTTTAGATGATGATTGTCCTACTACACTTTTAGCATCTTCGCCATCGTTGTAGTTAGGTGCTTTACCAGCACCTGAGTTTGAAGGTCTAGGGGCACTACCAGCTTTTGCTGACGCTTCCTTTCCTACTGGGCTCGTTAATCCGCCTTCAGGGTTGCTTGAACCACTTAGGTCTTGCTGTTCTGGATTTGGATTTGAGGAACCTTGTAAGGGATTTTTAGCATCGCCATTGCTTGACTTATCTAGTGGACGATTTGCCGCTAGTTCGTCAAGTACTTCTACAGCATCGTCTTGCAACTTGCCTTCTAGAAGTTCTCTGATTTTGGATTCTACTCCCATGTTACTCTCCTTTAGGATTATTTAATTTTAATATAATCTAATAAACTATTTATATTTATACAGATTTCTATTATATTTTAGACAGTTTTTGTAGAAAATTGTTAAAAACAGCAATCTTAGCTTCTTCTAATTGATTAGAATTAGCGCCTGAAATAATTGCCTTACTCTCTTCTATGTCTTGTTCTGTCCACTTACCGTTAACAAAAACCCATTCCCTTCCTTCCATTATACCGGATACAAAAGCGTCTGGAGCGCTAGGATCAGCAACAATATCTGCTGCTGTGGCAAGCATAAAGTCGTCTTGGACTTCGTTAATGCCATTCCTTTCTTTCAAAGATCCCAATCCTCTGGAGCTAACTCCAAGCTGAGCGCCTTCGCTAATAAGTTCTTTTACAATTTTACCCATTGGTGTGTCCATAATTTTGGCACGACCAATCCAATTGTTGCCGTCTTCTTTAAGAGATACTATCATGTGAGATACTCTATCTAAGTTTACAGTTGGACCTTCTGGGTGTCCAAGTTCTCCGTAAGCTCTTTTAGTGTTAACATTTTCTTGTACATATCTGTTAACTTCTCTCTGCATAATCTCTCTAGGATATACACGGCCGTTTTTATTTTTTAAATCTGACTGTAAAAATACACCTTCAATAAACACATTAGGTTTTTTAGGGTCTTTACTGTCTTCTGTGAGGTATGTAATACTCTCGTTGAATTCTTTAATAAGTCTCATCTACTTCTCCGTTTAACCTAGACTTCCACCGTCATAAACACTACCTGAATCGTTTGTGTCTAATGGTGCGTCTTGGTGTTGTTGTGAACCGTAACCAGAAACTTTTGACATATCAACTATAACTGTGCCACCATCGCCACCGGCGATTGTTACTACTATGTCTGATGTGTTTTCTGAATTGTCTGCGAAGCCGTACATGTCTATGTCTCCTGACTCAGCCAGTTCGTATAACACGACGGAGTTACGAGCTACTTTTGCAGAGGCTCCTGTTGATAATGTCCATTTAAGGCCTTTAATGTTGACTGTCGGGGAGCTTTGAGTCTCAGTAGATTTCTTTAGTGTTGTAGCTAAAGTAATTGTTCCGGCTGCTCCAGTACCCCTAACAGACACCACACCCTGGACCTGGGTTAATTTTAAATTATTTACTGTGACTGCCATGTGTTTTACCTTTTGTTATTTGTTTAGTATGATTTTTTCTTATGGTTCATATGAGGACCCTCATTGAGGATCTCTACTAAAGGATCATTCACTTCAACTGTTTCTATACCGTGTTCAAACATTACTTTGTACCAAGCCACTTTGCCATTTACTGGCTCTGCATGTTCACCTATAATAGGTGTGCCTTCATTCCATTCTTTGTGCATTATTTTACTTGCACATAAGTGTTTATCGCCTTCAAGTGAGCCTGCTGCTACACCGTCGACGGGAGATTCGGTAATTACTCCTTCTCTAAAATCTTTAAATGTCTTACTCATCTGTTTCTCCTTCTACAGGTCTCCCTGTTGTTTGATCTATATCCACGAGTGCGTCATCTAAGGACACTCCCATTGGTACCATATCAGGATCGACGCTCTGTTTGAAAACATCTGCTGCTTTTTCCTGTCTCATTTGATCAAGTGCCTCACCTGTTCGTGATGCTAGTTGATCTGAAAAGTTTTGTTGGGCCTCGGCATTGTTGCCGGCTATTATGTTATCCAACATATCTTTTACTTCGTTTGTTCTATCTTCTGCCATATCTATTGCTCCGCTGGTCCTGGCTCTGGATTTCCTTCGCCTGGTACGTCATTATTTATATTACTTTCAGGTGCTGGTTGAGCACCGTCTTGCTGTTGTAAGGGACTCCACTGATACTGTCTACTGTATTGTGGCTCTGCCATAATCTCAGTTTCAATACTATCAATTTCCTCATCTGTTAACATTAATACATTCTTTTGTATGTAACGCTTACTGAAAAATGTTCCTATGTATGCTGCAACACCGTTCAATACTTCTACTCTGCTTCTAAGAATTTCTTGTTCCTTAGACTCTGTGTAGTAAGCATCTGTAGCAAACTCAAATTCTATATCATCTTTAATGTCTGCCCAGTCTTCTGATGTTATAACACCCTTTAGTAAGAGTTGCGTCCTTAAAAGATCGCTTAACATCACTGAGAACTTTCTCCTTAACTTAATGATGAATTTTGTAAACTTCATCTCGTCTCGGTTTATCTCAGCTGCTCTACCAAAATTCATGCCCGCGCCATTTGCTTCTAAACGTGAGATAGGTATATTCAAGGACTGATACAATTTACGTTGAAAGTATTCAACGTCTTCAATTTGCCCTAGGTTCGCACCAGCTGGCAAAGTATCAATGCTTGTTCCTGTCCCGCCTTCTCTTCTGGGTAACCAAAAGTCTTCCAACATAGACATAAACTTCTTATCATCACGAATTTCTCCTGTGTTAGCATCGTATACTAACTTGTTCCTATAACGATCCATGATGTCTTTCATGTATTGTTCTGCCTTCATCTTAGGAAGGTTGCCAACATCTACATAAAATATTCTTCTTTCTGGAGCTCTTGTAATACGATATATTACTACTGCGTTCTCCATCATTCTTAATTGGTTTGCTGGCCTAATAGCCTTATGTAAATATGATAATGAAATGTTCTTATCTGTATCTACTAAACCACTTGGTGCATATGTTATAGCGTCTTTTGTTATTTTCAAACCTTGTTGGTTTTCAGGAGCAACGTATTGCCCTGGTTTAGAAGTAACACCTTTCTCATTAAAGATGAAAAACTCTTCTATCTCTTTAACAAACATCACGCCAGAAGGATTTTTTTCCTTCTTAATTTCACGCACCTTTCTAATCTTACGAGGGTCAATGTATCTAATATCTGTAATCCCTTTCTTAGGATTGTCCATATCAATTACTTTGTGGAAAAATATCTTTCCATCTACATACCATCGTCTATAATAATCCTGTGCATTAACTTTAAAGTCAAGCAAGTTTTTTATAGTATCAAATTCCTTCTGTATCGATTTCCTAATACCTGCTGATAGATTAACATCATCCAGGTTTAACTCAACGGGAGATTCATTCTCCATTTGAGCAATCGACTCATTAATAATATCTTCTACTGCTGTATCAACGTCTGCCATCATGGCAATGTCTCGATACCTCTTCACTAATTCTGCGTCT